TTTCATTCTCCTGTAAATAGTAAGACTATTGGTAAACAAGTGAATTTCAAAAATACAACTTGTTATACATCAATGCCCATCAAAATCACACCTCTGGAGGCAGCATTTAGATGAACTCATTTGCAGTGGGAGTAATTGTAGAACACAAAAACTTTATTGGAGAAGTCCGATTTGTTTGTGATGATTATATGAGTGTCTGCACCTCTGTAGGAGTTCATCGTGCTGCTGATATATGCGTGATTGTGTATAAAAAGGATTGGAATAATGTAAATCTTTTCAAGGAAAGTGCAAAATAAGAACTCTGGGGGCCTTCAAAGTGTCCCTATAGTGTAAGCACCGAAAACAAATGGACGACTTTGATGATCTTTCAATTGAAGAGTTCTCTTCTTTTGATTTCGTAGAAGAGATGAATGAACCTCTTGAAAAAGAGAAAAAGTTCAACCTTGAAGAATATCTCAACTCAAACATTGATTACTAATGATGACTCCCGACACTTTCAATTTCACTGGTGATGCCGTAACCTATTTGGGTTTTGTCGGTGTTATCTCCACACTGATTATTCTTGTAACTGCATTCACACGTTTCTACAAATCCCCCCTCAACAAGTAAATGACCGACACTGTAAACGTTCTACCACATCTTAAAGAACTTCGTGCTGATTGGAGGAAGCAAAACTTCAACTTCACAAAAGAGCAAAAAGAAAAGTATGAACTTTTGACTCTTGCCCGACACGAAAGAATACGTTTCTTCAAAGAAAATGATCTCGTAGCAAAAGGCCCTAAAGTCTCACCTACCGAGGAGGTGATTGAAGACGAAGAATATTGATAAATATTAGAAGATACGTTCACCTGTAAATGAAGACTTTCCCTGAATTTTGTAAAGAAGCCTACGATGCTTCTTTTATGTCCGGAGCACAAGTTCGTCAGAGCGGTGAAGGTGGACGTGTCGGTAGAGAGAGAAAGAAAACTCCTGCCGAACTACGTAGAGTATCTCAACCCAAAGCAGGAGGAGAAAGAAAACCTGCCGAATATAAACCTCGTAAAGATATTGGAACACAAAAACAGGCAGATACAAGAGTTCAACAACCAGAACAAGAACGTGGTTCTGCTGCTGTAAGAGAAAGAGCAGCAGCAGCAGCAAAAGAAGAACGTAGAAAGTTAGCAAAGGAAAGAGCAGCAGCAAAAAGTGGTGGAGAAAAACCAAAAGCAAAACCAAAAGATTTAACGGCACAAGCAACAAAGATTCTCTCTAAAACTAAACCTGCCGAAGTAGATAAGAGACCCGCAGATCAACCTAAAAGACCCGTTGTTGGTATGACCAGGCAAGAAAGATCGCGGATTACAAGAAAAGGTCAAGAGAAACTTGAGAAACTGGTAAGACAATCTGAAGCACAAAAACAAGGAAAAAAACCAGAAGATGTTAAACTCAAGAACGACTATAGAACCTGGTAACTTTTATTCTGGGGCCTTCAAAGTGTCCCTATAGTATAACCACTCCAAAATTATGAAAACTGTGAATGTTCCGATCACAACTCTGGAGACTCTGATTGAGCATCTTGCAGATGCGATTAATGTTTGCCATAATGTAGATTCCAAATCCAAACGTAGTGAACTATCTTATCCTTATGCGACAGGATATAGTCGTTCGGCAATGCTCAGTATTCAGGAGCAACTTAAGAATCTGAAAGAATCTGCCAAATAAGAACTCTGGGGCCTTCAAAGTGTCCTTATATTATGAGCACAAATCCAATGCAACTTGTTCCTCGTCCACATCAAGAACGTGGTGATGTTGCAATGCAGCAACACGACAAAGGGCAGATAATCGTGCCAACGGGTGGTGGAAAAACCCTGAATATGATTATGGATACTGTAAGGCAGTTTCAGTCAGAAACTCCACAGACCATTGTTGTAGTGGCACCAAGGATACTTTTAGCAGAGCAGTTATCCAGTGAGTTTCTTGAGTTTATTGTGAATGCAGAAGTTCTTCACGTTCACAGTGGAGAAACTCATCACGAATCCACCACAAATCCGGATACAATCCGTCAGTGGGTGGATACTCATAACTCTCGTCACAAGTTGTTATTTACAACCTATAACTCTCTCCAACGTCTGGTTGATGCCGAGATTGATGTGGACACAATATATTTTGATGAGGCACATAATTCCGTCAAACGTAACTTTTTCCCCGCAACAGAGTATTTCTCTGCGAATGCAAATCGTTGCTACTTTATGACTGCTACTCCAAAACATTCTCTTACGGTGTCTAAACCAGGAATGAATCTTCCTGAGGTTTATGGTAATGTCATCTGTCAAGTTCCTGCTCCTGAATTGGTGAATCAAGGTTACATATTGCCCCCTAAAGTTGTCATCAAGCAACTTCCGATGGTGCAAGACAAGCAGATGATATATGAGAGAGATGCAGACAATCTACTGGAAACGATTGCTGATAATCAGGTCAGCAAGATTCTGATTTGTGCTCGCAGCACCAAGCAAATCGTTGGGTTGATATCACAATCTCCTTTCTGTTCTGAACTACAGAAACGTGGATATTCCTGGATGATGATTACTGCTAAGACTGGTGCTGTCATTGACGGCAAGAAAGTCAATCGTGAGGTATTTTTTGATACTCTCAATGCCTGGGGCAAAGATTCCTCCAAGAAGTTTGTTGTGATTCATCATAGCATTCTATCTGAGGGCATTAATGTATCAGGATTGGAGGCAGTATTGTTTATGCGCAATATGGACTACATTGGCATCAGTCAAACTATTGGACGTGTGATTCGTTTGGGTGACTCATCCAAGAAGTTTGGTCTGGTTGTTGTTCCCGTGTATGATAAAGTTGGTATCTCAACTTCACGATCCATTCAGGCAGTTGTTGATACAATCTTCAATAAGGGAGAACCAGCAATATCAGTGGTTCGCAGTTGAGACCCAATGAGACCCTAGTTCACCACTGAATAAAAAACCTGATTTTTTGACGATTCTACCCTGAGGGTATGAAAGGTCATTCACCACAAACGAAAACACCGATTTTTTGAAAAGTAACACAAATGAAAGACGGATTTCTAATCAACAAGGGAGAATATGCTGCTGTTCCATATGGAAACTCTGGATACATTATCATACACAACGGGCAGCAACTTGAGAAACTTTGTAGAACCGAAAGTTCGGCACGAAAGTATATCAGTGACCACAAAAAAGGTAAGAGTCTTGCAGAGATTTCTCTATAAGAACTCTGGGGGCCTTCAAAGTGTCCTTATAGTGTAAGCACAAAATCCAAACCACTTCTACTCAATGACTCTCACTGCTTCTGACTCTGCTGCTCTATCATTCTATGAGGAATTGACATCTTATGTTGCTGGGTTTGGTCTGTCTAATCTAGAGCAGGATGATCGCCGTATGTTTAACCAAGGCAAGCGTATTGCTCAACAGATCATTGATTCAACAAAAACCTTTACTACTGCTGGCAACACCCGTTGGACTGCTGAAGAATACGATGCCATGGCAGAGGCATATCTATTACACGGTCGAGATCGTGTTGCTTGTCTCCGTTACTTCCGTGATCAAGGACACCTCCGCCATACTGATGATGCTATCACTTTTGCTGCATATTCCTGTGCAGCACTTGATGTTCGGATGCCCGAAGTCTTCGGATTCAAGGATTATGCTAACGGTCTTTTGAGTAGTCTGAAAGCATTAGATTCCCAACGATTCAGAGCGTGTCGCTGACTCACACTATGCTACCATATTGTAAGCACAATCTTCATACGATTATTCCTTTGGGAAATTGGTTGGATTCAACCAGTTCTTTTAGTGCCACACTAGTTCCCCAAATGTCTGATGAATCGTGTATAGTACTATTCTAGTATTTAATCAAAATGCTCACACTTGACACGTCAAAGTCCAAATATTACATTCTTAGTGATTCCTACAAAGGAATTATTAAATCACATCATCTTTTACTTTATGTTCGGACTGATGGAAAAAATGTCAAACTAGGAGAAATTCATATTTCGGGTGTTGGTAAAACTCCAGAAGAAGTAATACAATATTCTTATCGTAATAAGAGAGATCAATTTGAAAATACCTATATTCTTGCATTCATAGTCATTGACAAGAAAGAACATAAAGAGAAAGACTATGATGATGACATTCGTAAGTTAATCCATAAACTTTATTTACAGGATAAGATTCCTTTTGATGCATTATATCCAGGACATCAAAAACCTGGATATAATACAGAAACACTAGTCAATTTCAACGGTTCCGACCACATGGAACTTCTTGTAAGTTGTATTGAGCAATACTGTGGTATTCAATCGTTTTTCAATACTAAAAAACTATATACTCCACGTTTTGGGCAAGAAGAGGCAATCAATGCCTGTGTAGAGATTCTTGAAAAAAATAACAAGTGTCTGCTTGTAGGATATACTGGAATAGGAAAAACTCTTCTGAGTGTAGTAATAGCAACTCAATTTTTGACCGAACGGGGTGGTATTGTACTCATAACAAGTCCTGTTAAAGACACTCTTCTGTCTTTTGAGGATCAAATTAATGGTAATGTTTGTTTGGGGTCGAATAGAAATCAAAAATACAGTTGTGTAACAGCAAAAGATCTAAATGCAAGTTCCTTTGATTATCTCAAAAAGAGAGCAGAGGAAGGTGAAATTGTTTTTATTCTTCTCACGGCGCAAGATCTTTTCTTTGAGGGTGATGATGAGTTTGATCTTCGTGAGAAATATTTCTATCTGAAGGAAAATATTGATCTGTGGTGCCGTGATGAAGCACACAAATACTATGTTGGAAACAGAACTTCAAATCTTTTGGATTTAATTCAAGAGGGGGCAGTTCTTGACATGACCGCAACTCCATACAAAATCATTGGAAATTACTCCGACGACATGATTGTGAATCGCAATCTTATGTGGGGATTGAAATATCGTGCTGAAACAAATCTTCCTGAGGTTTTGATTAAAAGTCTGAATACTCCTTTTTCTTGTTTGAGTGATGAACTTAAGTCTGAGTATAATCTTGAAGAAGGATTTGACCCTCGCAAATTGTTTTCATGTTCAAACAAAGAATTTGTCTATCGGGCAGATTTGGTCAAGTTTGTGAGATTGATGTATGATGATTGGAAACCAGAAAATAGAAATGCCTTTAATGTTGAAAATGACACTCAACTTTCTTCAGTCAGTAAATCAGTTGGTCTGATAAAACTTCCCGCAGGACAGACAGATAACTCTGCTGTAGATTATATTCCTGAGTTGGCAAAACTATGGAATGAGAGTACACCAGAGGATATTCATTTCATTGATGCGTATCAACTTACCAAATCCAGTGTCTCTCCAAAAGAACATGTTGATAGTCTTCTCAAAAAATATAGGAGAGTCATAATTCTGACCTGTGAAAAACTCATGGTTGGAACTGACATTCCTCAGATTGGGCACATCATTTTGTTTGATAAGATTTCAAGTGCTGATTCTTTTGAGCAACTGATTGGTCGATCCATTCGTACTCTGGATGGAAAAAAATCAGTAGTGCTTTATAATATGTGTCCCGGTAGTGAAATCAGACTCACTTTGGGAGAAATGGTGAATCGTAGTGCCAAATTAAACGGGGAAGATCCAAGAGAAATGTTTGATAACATTTCTCTTACTGAATACTCTTCAATCAAAGATGGAGTGCTTATTTCCTACGAAGAAATTCAAAATTCTCTTCAGCAGCACTATCAAAGTGTTTCTAGGGACACTATTCATGTATCTACTCTGTACTCTACTTTTGGAGAGTTCAAACCTTCTTTCTGGGATTCTATGAATCTTTCAGAAATTAAAAAGGTGTCTGACAAACATCATGTTGGAATGACTTCTCTGAATAGTGTAAATGGCGCAAAAGTGTTCAAACCCAATACCAAGTCACCAACAGAGAAACAAGAAGATTCTATAAAGCAAAAATTTGCAACTTTGGTGCAGAATGTGATGGTAGAGTCTAACTGGATTGCAGATTCCACTGGAAATTACAAATTGCTTGAAATTCTTAAAAGTGAGAGCATGAGAGATGTGTTTCCTGATATTCAATATGTAATTGATGCTGCGTGTGAAAATGAATCCTTTCGAGGTAAATTACAAGAACATATAAATGATAAGGAAAAAGCATTTAAGGGATTGCCTATTGAAGAAAAACTTGATATTGTCTATACCAATACTTCGGAAAAGGCAAATATTGGACTAGTTTATACTCCCACTGATTTGGCAACAAAACTTGTTGAGTCTACTGAGTTGAAAGAAAAACTTTCTGAAATTGACGAAGATAAGATTTCTTTTGTGGTGATTAATGCTTTGAACGGATCTATTCCCCTAATGATTCGCAATAAATATCCTTGTGCAGAGATTGTGTGTGTTGAATACCACCCACACTTTATAAAACACCTTAAGAGACTTGGATTCAAAGTCCTTAAATTTTCTCACCAATCTAAAAAACTATATGTGAACACACAAATGAAATTTACCGTATTAATTACTAATCCCCCCTTCAATGCTCCTAAAGACAAGACAAAAAAGGGTAAGAATGGAAAGAATACTTTGTATATTGATTTTATTAATCTTGGACTCGATCTTTTGAGAGAGGATGGAATGATGATCTATGTCACTCCGCCTTCAGCACTCACCAAATCTACAATTATAAACAAACCAACAGAAACTCTTAATAGTTTGATGAAATCTGGATCAGTAACTTCAATCGACTATACTACATCTTCTTATTTTCCTACAGTGGGATCTCCAATTTGTAGTTGGGTATATCAGAATAAAAAATCACAAGAAAAAGTCAAAGTTACTCATACAAATTCAGAAATTAACGGATTGTATGATCCAAAGCAAATTTATTATCTTCCCCCAGCTATCAAAAGTAAGGTAGAATATGATTTATACAATAAGATTATATCAAATAAAATTGGAGAACCTCTTGAAGTGATTCGTAGTGATAAAAAAAGAGTGCTGGACGGCACAATTCATACGTTTGGTTATCCTAAAGTACAACTCGGTGGTAAGGGGAGAATCAACTTTTATAATAAGGACTATGAGTTTTTAAGTTCCAAACTTGGTTTATGGTTATTTGATTATCTTCGCAGAGTTGACAGTCAAATATCACAAAGACAAATTAACGGAATTTGTATTCCTCCTGATGGATTTAATTTGACAGAGGAAGAGAAATCTTTCATTGAAAATGGGCAATGGTACAATTTTTCAAAAAAAGAAGATGAAAAACAAGCATAATTTGGAGGTAGGATCTGAAATTGAACGTTCAGATGATCGAATTAAACTCACCGCAGAAGTCTTTACTCCTCTTGAATTGTGCGAGAAACTGATTGACGAAAACATACCAGAGGACGAACTCAAAAATTCTAACTCTACTTTTTTAGATCCAGCAGCAGGAAACGGAAATTTTATGATTGCACTCAAAACTAAACTTTTACAATATCACTCAGAAGATCAAGTTCTCAATCATATGCTTTATGCTGTTGAATTGATGTCAGATAATCACAAAGAAATGTGTGAACGTCTTGGTGTTGATATAAATCATCCTCATTATGTTTGTCACGATGCACTTACTTATGATTACTCTTTTGGTGAACCTATAGGAATAGAAGCATTTATGTAAGAACTCTGGGGCCTTCAAAGTGTCCCTATAGTATGAAGAACACACACCTAGAACACCCAGAAGATGAGATTTTGACTGGAAATCTTAAGGTTCTCAACTGGATGTATGAATCAAAATCAAAGATTACCGTCAAAATTGATGGAAGTCCCGCAATCGTTTTTGGTACAAACCCAGAGAACGGTAAGTTCTTCGTGGGCACCAAAAGTGTCTTCAATAAAGTCAAGATCAAAATCAACTATTCCGTAGAAGATATTCTTCGTAATCACGGTAATAATGTTCGTGTCTCAGAGATTCTGATTGCTTGCTTTCACAATCTACCACGAATCTCTGGTATTATTCAGGGAGACTTTATTGGTTATGGTGGTTCCGATACTTATTGCCCCAATACTATCACCTATAAGTTTCCAAAAGTAATCACTCAACCGATTATCTTTGCCCCTCATACAACCTATTCTGGGAGCAATCTTCGTGATTGTAGTGCATCCT